GATTCCTTCATGACCTCAATCAATTCCACCTTCATTTCAGGAGGAATATTCTCATTTGTTCTCATCCGAAGCATAATTGAATCGGCTTGAGTACATGTGAGTGATGAATAGAATAATAATTCAATCATGGGATGAACGGCTCCGTTCCGCGACTTACTTGCGTCCCACCCTAGAGCGGGATGAACGTCAGGTCTTATTATAGACCTCATACATTATTTAGTCAAGTGTCTTCGTATCAACACGAACATTTATAATTGTGGTTATTTAAATAATGCAAGGTCTCCTTCAGGTCTCCACGATGCTTGAGTCCAATAGCAACCTGTGGGTATTCAGCCTCTACACCAAACTCTGCATGAAACTGTTTCTCTGTAAAATCTTCATCCAAGAAATATTCATGGAAATCTTCGTGGATACTTTTCAAGAGCATACCCGCCCTTTCACACTCTTGACTACCGTTAGAATAAATTACTGCTTGCATTGTTTTTCTTTATAAGTAATAGTAATTTTATGGTGTACTTCATCTCTATTGTCGCTGTTGTAAACACGACAACGATCAATCTCAGCATCTAATATTTTCACTACATTATCTATCTGCAAATTAACTACAAAATCTGTGAATACAGGAGTGATTCCTATCTTATTAGATCCTGGTGCGTTAAACTCTTCCATTTCTATCTCCACTATTAAAAATTAACTCATTAGGATTTAAACTTTTTACATATCCATTAGGATCTTTAACAGAATTATGAACATAATGATATCGCACACACTCAAAAATAGGATCCCATGTCTGGACACAGACATAATCAGTCACGTTGTCTCCAGTCATCAGGTTTATCTCTTTGGAACCAGTCTTTAATATCATCAGCACTACTGAACCCCTTTTTATGATTGGATGGATCGGGGTCTCCTAAACCCATCCTATTCAGAAAATCGTCGGTACTACCTTCCTCAATATCTTGCGATGCTTGCCTTCGTGCCTTCTGTAACCAATCTCTAGCAAGGGTATGGGATTTAGCAAGTTTTTCTGCCCAAATCATATCTCCTAGTTCTACTTCTTCTTTATTAACAATCTTTTGACAAATAGATTCCAATCGGAGTCTGTATTGAGTAGAGAGCATTTTACTTTTTTCGAAGTTTAGATTCTAAATCTGTGGTTTTTTGAAATTCTGCATAGGCACCTTCAGATCTTTCATGAAGAATGTCCATGATATCTGCATAAATTACATCAACATCAATATAATTATTGAAGTATTGATCTAGTGCTTCAGTTAGATACCTTTTGCGATTCCACTCAGGTGAATATGGTTTATACATGATGAGGATAATACATGCTACAGATCATAATAGTATTTACCTAGTTTGTCAACGTTCAATGTAACTAAGTGTGTGGTTCTTAGATTCTAGTTGACGAATTATAACGTCACAACCAATCTTAGGATTAGCATCACCACATGTAAAAATATCCACAGCAGCTGTACCTTTTTCAGGCCAAGTATGGATACTAATGTGACTTTCTGCTAGTAAACAAATAGCAGTCACACCATGAGGTTGAAACTTGTGTCCGATAGTTTGAAGAACGTGTGCTCCACTACAATCAGCAGCAAGTTCAAGTAGAGATTTCAAATAATTTTCATCATTTAATAATTCAAACCTACAATCAAAAAGATTAAGTAGGTAATGTTTACCCATTAATTTCTCCTAATTTTTTAATTTCAGAAAAATTAGATTTTTCACTTTTTTTAATTTTTTTGTAGTCTTTAATAATTTTATCAATCTCTTTCTGAGAAATACTAACCTTTAAGTCTTTCTCATCTTCACTAGAAACAAATCCAAGTCCACTTTGTTTTGTTACTTCTTCAGCATCAACATAATCATTGATTACATCTTGGATTTCATCTTTTATCAATTCATTAATTTGATCCCTAAGATTTTCTTCATTCATTTTCTTTTTTTCTCCTTCTCTTTTTTTGGTTTATTTCCCCAAAGTTTAGGATTGATTGACCCATATCCAAAATCAATTCTTTGAACTGATCCTTTACCATATCGGTCATAATACATATCAAACATTTTTACGACTTTATCACATCGTGTGAGATCAATATACTCAACCCCATCAACAACATACCAAACAAGTCTGGCATCAGTTGGAAACGACTTATCGTTTGCTGCTTCTAGTGTAGTTTTTTCAAGAAGAATTTGACAACTGTAATCTAAAGGATTGAATTGATTTGCCTCTTGACCATACTCTGCCATTTCCTTTTCCTGTTCTACGGCAACTGTCATGAACGCCCTCCCCATTGAATATCAGGATATGCTTCTTCAACGTTACCTTTCGTTACCTTATATTTAGATTGCAAAGCTCTATCTTTAACTAGAATCAAAAGTTCTGCTTCTTTAGGATGAAGTCCTCTAAGTAGATTGATAAACATCATTTCTCTACGAGTTTTTGTAAGAGAATCGTTACCACCTTGTACAAAGTTATAGAGATTTTCCCACTCTCTACGGAGAGAAGTTTTGTTTCTACCATCTAAGTCTTGCCCTGTTGCAGACTCTCCACCTTTTGCTTCCTTTGCAATATTTTCTGACAAGGATCCAGAGTACATAGACTGATCATCAGCATCTCCATAAGGAACTTCACCTTCTGGAAGAAGACTAATAACAGATTCGTCAAAGTTCCAAATCAAAATTGATTTGATTGAATTGTCTTCATACTTTTTCAAAAGTTCAATTTTTTTAGCACTAGATCTTTGTCTAGAAACTGCCTCCAAGACCTCAAATACAAAAGGATTAGATGGAAGTTCAACTGGTTTTGCTGGAGTTTCTTTCTTTGCTGTTGTCTTTGGTTTTACAACTCTAGGTTTTCTAGTCGTCGTCTTCTTCGTCGAGTTCGTCATAGCTATTTTCAAATCGTACTGCTAAAATTTCGTCAGGTAATACATTCCCGTTTTCATCAAACATTTCTGGATGAGTATAAACTGGTTGATTTACCCAGGTATTCTCTCTTGCTAACCATCCTACCACACCTCCTACAAAAAAGAACATAATTGAAACAAGTGTTCCAATCGTAAGTGTTACTGCTAACATGTTTCTACTCCAGAGATTATTTCTTCCTGATGTCCAGGTAAAAGTTTAAATGAAATACAATCTCTCTTCGAAAGAGGGCAACCATATTACCAAACTTTATCTGAAAAGTTTTCGGCGGGTCTGGTTTTCTCCTCCTGTTGCGTAACAACAACTCAACTCCACGGTTGATGTTGGTTTCGTGATTATTTAGATTGTTTTTTTCTTCGTCCAGGTCTTCTGTCACGACTATACCTCCATGCATCTTCTAAGATACTATACAAATATGTTTTGATTTTTCTTGCTTGTGGTTTAGGAATATGCCCATATCCTTCACGAAGTTGTTTATGTTCGTTATCAGATCCACCAGCAAGATATTCATCAAGGTCCATAGTGAGTTCACTGAGTTCAGCAGCTGTGCTACTTTCAATGAAATGATCTATTTCATGCTTTTTAGTTTTATTATCTTTTAAATAATCATAAAACTTTAAATTCATTTGTCCCTCAAAGGCATTATCAATAGCATGTTCGATAAGATCGTAAATGTCGATGAGGTTTTGTTCCATTAGACTAATTTTTGCTCTCGTAGATACTGCACAGTTTCCGTACATCCCCCAAGAAGTTCACCATCTCTGACAACTCTTGGGAAAGTAGAACCTTTACCGAATTTTTCGTAGAACTCTTCACGGTTAAAATCGGTATTAAGTTTATATATCACATGCTTGATTTCAGCAAGCTGTAATACCTGTTGAACTTTGTCGCAATAGGGACAACCGTCTCTAGAATATACTGTAAATGTCATTGTTGTACTGATCTCCAATCGTTGTTAAAAATGTCCATACCCTTATCGGTTAGAATATGATCATACATTTGGTCAAACACTTTAGGTGGCATAGTTACAATCTCTGCACCATTATACCAGGAACGAATTGCGCGTTGAACACTGCGAATTGATGCTGATAATACTTTGGTTTGAACTCTATGTATATTATACAGACTAGTGATGGACCTGACAACCTCTAGACCTGCCACTGACTGGTCGTCTAAACGTCCTACAAAGGGAGAAACATATGTTGCCCCTGCCTTTGCTGCTAGAACTGCCTGAGAGGCACAGAAGATGAGCGTGACGTTTACCTTGATGCCTTGTTCGGAAAGACGCTTGCAGACGATCAGACCCTCGCGTGTACAAGGAACTTTAACTGTGCATACATTGCCAAACTTTTGATACAGACGAATTCCCTCATCATACATTTCAAGATCATTACCCATCACTTCCATACTGATGTCCTGAACACCAATATCTTTGATTTCTTGGTAGACATCTTCTGGATTACGACCACTCTTCATAATAAGAGTAGGATTGGTAGTGACACCATCAACTAAACCAGTGCTAAAATACTTATTAATAACTTCTGTGTCTGCTGTATCTAGAAAAATTTTCATTTCTTTACCTCCTGCGAATGATGTGGTTTATGTTCTCTATCCATAGGTTGAGACTTACTTAAATCTCTACGTGATTCATTACTAATGATGATGAATGCATCTTTATTATATTTGCGGACACCGTAGGGTGTTGACCATTTTTTATTATAATTTTCACCTTGATGAATACCAGAGATAACAGTACCGCCAATTTCAACGACAATATTATCTTGACATTGCCAATCAAGTTTTTCAATAACCTTTGAAATTTGTTCGGCAATGGATGGTGGATCCATCACTCTTTCTTCTGGTTCTAATTTTCCGTTCATAAAAAAAGAGGGTGGTTAACCCTCATAGTATATCAATCTTCAGTTTGTTTGTAAAGGTCTTCAAGTCGTTCTCTGTTAAAATCCACATACATCAGTTCTTCACCTACTTTAGGTGCTTCAGGATGCTTTGGTTTAGGAGGTTTACTCATCTCTATGTTAATAGATTGAATGTTACTCCACATCATTGCGAATGCAGCACCACCAATGGCAGCAAAGCATACGAAATATAAAAAGACTTCGAAGTTATTCATACTTCTCCCTGAGTTTGAATTGATGCCATTGTATCATGAAGTTCTCCAATATCACGAAGACCTTCGACACTGAACCAGGGGGCATTTGCCCAACTGAATCCTTCACCCATGGTGCTATCGGGTGCTGTGATATACCAATGACATGCTGTATCTGGTACATCTACTGAACACTTAGACCAATCGTCACTCCATTGTGGAACTTGAACCCACATTAGAGCAGCAAACATAATACTGTATAGTGCTTTAATCATTTGTGAGTCTCCGTTTTAT